AGGGTTTTTTGGGTTTTCTAATACACAAAAGAAATAGAAAATCTTTTTGTGTCCAACAAAGCAAAACGAGGAAAAGGACAAACCTCATTTATCGCCACTTAAAACATAATTAAAAGGAAGCAATAGCTAAAACACAAACCAAACAAAACAAACCAAAAGAAAATGCACATGCACTTGAGCTTCGCCGCGTGTGCAATAAACGCGCATCATTCAGATGGATAAGTCGAGTTATTTCAATTTGGTTATCTCGACACCAAACTTGCCTCAAAACAGAACCCCATTGAAGCCTGGGGGGACATTCTCTTTAAGAAATACCTAAGAAATCAACCCCTAATGGGGCTTGGTCCTGGACGCGAGCCTCGTCCTCTCCCCCTGCCCAAGGCAGCAGAATATTGATCTCCAATATCTTCATCCCCTCCTTGGGAATTACTAGTGCTCGCGTCTGCAGTTGGTGGCACAGTAGTTCCAACAACGCTAAGCCTAGGACTACCAGTACGCCCATAAAAGGAAAATCCTGGCAGCACTTCTATAGCGCAGAAGATACTAGAAATATTCCTGCCCTTGGGAGTTGTAAAGCGGATCCAATTGCGATACTTGAAATCCAACTTCTTTAGAGGAGTGGGACCAGCAAACGTCCCCAATTCAAGAGGAACCGTGGCTCTTCCTTCGTATATAGACAAATTTCTACAATGGCCACGAAAGTTCTCCTCTTCAGGACCAAAACCCTCTGCTATAGTAACAACCCCTCCAGCAGTAGCGGCATTAGTGGTGCCACCAAACAAAGTCCAGGAGAAATGAATGATTACTGAACCAAAGTGCATAGTGCTAGTTTGGCACATTTGCAAAAAAGCATTGGTGTAACCAGTAACTTTCATATCCTCAGACTCTAGATGGTTCGACACTGGCCAGATTTTGAGTTTTATGGCCCCTGTGGAGGTAGTCGGTTCAACAGCAAACCACCCAAACCGCTGAGTAAAATTAATTGTGCGGCACATGGGTGCATCAGGCGTAAAGCCCCTTATTTTAAAAATCATATCAAAAGGGGCTTTAATGGCATTGGGTGACATTGGTGAGCATAAACATGTAACTTGTATAACAGCTCCTGAGTCACCATAAACGGAAGAGGCATAAAAAGCATCTTTGATAGGCAAATCAAATGCCACTCCCGTATCAGTATCAACATGCACATTCACCGCTTGATGCTGAATGTGCTGCTCTTTACTCCACATAGAAATGCGCGATTGGCTGGCAACCAACTGTGAACCTACCAGGTAGACCACACCATGAAGAACACCTCCAATTCCTTGGAAATGAGCCAAGCGAGCCGCTGCATGGGAGTACAAAACTGCATCACCACTCTTCTTAGATTTGGCAAATGAAAGTGGGATGATAGTCGTCTCTCTCTCCCCAAGCGTTAAGCGTTTCGGGGGCAAAAACAAGTCCAAATCCTCAAGAAATGAATTCTGAAAAGGATAAGAGAGGACTGGGCTTGGTGCCAAGGTTCGTGGTAATTCCTCTCCCACACTCTGTGCTTCAAGATAAAACTCTACTTTTGCAGAAAGAGCAAGTGTGGAAGAGACGCATGCCACTAGAAAGAGAGTAGGCCTCAGAAAAGCATTTTCTTCAGCAAATGGTACCTGGCCTATATAACGATGCCAATCCAGTACAAATTCGTAACTGGAAACATCGGATGTGGTAACCAAATGCAGTGGGTAAGAAAGAATTTCCTCCTCATTAAGACTAGTCGGGGCATCCTTTGCAAGATATCCCGTACCATCAATAAGTACAAAGAAAGACATTCCGGCAAATGGGGCACGTGGTAGATGGCAAATCAATTTAAGATTTGTATCAATATAACCTTTTTGCAACCAACGCATGTAAAAACCACTCATAGTGGTCCGTGCATTTGCCAAAATGTCAACTCCTGCCAACACATTACCCTTTGTGCTAGCAGCTGGCACTGTGATAAGTTGGGTGAAAACAAAATTTTCAGCACTCTTCATATCACCCACACTATATCCAGCGTTTTCAGAAACGCTATGCTTAGACGCAACCTGACCATTGGATGGAGTACCCAGAAAATTCACAGGAATATTACCTGCTCTAAAGCTCCCAAATGTCTTGACTCTCATACTTTTAGCTTTAGACAAAATGGGTGCCACATCCTGGTCTTCAAAGGTGCGCACAACGGCTTGATGACGGGGGACAGCTTTCAGATCAAAATCCGGAAAGGAAAAACCCTTTCTATTTCCTTTTTCAATCGTGTCCACCACGTTAAATCCTGCTAGAAATCTCCGCTTTTCTTCAGTATGATTTCTTAGCATTGCATCCCAGGAATCACGCTCATGTGTGATGCCTGCATGGGAAGTGGGCAAATATTCGGTAAACTCAATAGAGGTTATACCAAACATAGCCTTTCCATCAGCAATACCTGAAAACTCAGGGAAAACAGTGGAGAGAACTAGGCTTCTTTTGTAGGCCTCAAAATCTTGCAAGTTATGGCCCACATACTCACACAACAAAGGCAATTGGAGCATCGTTGCTTCTCCATCGCCCAAATACACATAACTACCAGACAAGGCAGCTTCCTGTGCATCAGAAGAGTGGCCCCACATAATAACGCAAAACGCGTATGCATTCATCTGTTGGGGCAAATAGGACCTGATGTGCAAATTCAGGACCACACTCTTTGCTTCCTTCCACCCTGCTTCAGCCAATTTGTTCAGAGCATTATACTCCGGACGGTTGAGCACATTAAACGTTTGGCGGAAGCCCTCAGATGCCAACTCTTTTGGCCCATAGCGTACAACTTCCTCTTTATTTGTAAGGTCCACAGTTATTTTTGTGGAAGTCGCACACTTACCAGCAAAGCGCTGAATCAGTTTTGATTTGCGCAATCCATCCAGGACAGAGTTGGCAAGGAAAACATCGTGCTTAGAAAGTGTAAAATCTTCTGCAGGCAAAAGTTTTCCTTGGGTGGAGTCATCAAACTCCTTCTCTCTCACCTCCCGCTTCTTTTTCCGCAAAACTTCAATAAATTGCGGCGTGGTGAGAATTTCACCACCTTGCTTATCCTCAAGGTGGTCTTGCTGATCCTCAATAGCTTCCCTATCCATTTTCACTGTTGGGAGCGTACTGAGAACTTGCCCAAGGCAGGAAACTAAGTCACTAGCAGAAAATGTGACTGGTGGTTGCCCTTTCATCGAATATACAGATGTACGATTTGGGCGTCGCTTCCTGCGCAAAGTAAATGCACGCTTAACAACACGTGCATCAGCAGCTAGAAGATCTCTCTTAGGTATGGTGCTATCGATATCATAGAAATCTTCCTCTAAAGTGTCAAGCGCATCTTCAAAATTTTCTTCAGTTGCTGCGCGCTCAACATCAAAGGCCAACTTTGCACACTGGCAAACATGAAGAAAGTTGGCAAACTCATCCCCATTAAGTGGGGGAGGAATTCTACGTGATTCCACATACTGTGATTTCCTGTTCGGTTCAATTTCATGAACAGGATTTCCCATACGCGGTTTCACAAGATCCTTCCACCACTCAGTTTCCTCCTCAAGGTGGGGCTTGAATTCGGCAATGTACCAATTATTTACCAATTGTACACAGTGTGTACACACTGGGTAAAAATCGAAATGACATTGGCCCGCCAAATTTTTCATCATGCGCACCAGAGCCTGAAAATCTATGAGTATTTCTGAAATAATATTCAGGCGCCAGTGCACAACGCGCCAGTGTTGCAGCCAGGCGTCAAAAGTTGCCAATTCAGGCACATTGTGCATTCCACCAGTGAATCGGCGTTGTGTGTCCCAATAATTATTTTGCATAAAGCAAAACTTCATCAGGCACATCCACTTTAAGCGCATTTTGATACGCTTTTGCTCTCTTGGCCGCAACATGGAGGTACAAGGTCTCCTCTGATATGCGCTCAATACCAGTACCTTCACAGCGTGGACAAGTAGGTCCCGGAACCCACTTGCGCTCCTGAAATTCTGAGAAGCCCTTTCCCCCATGCCTGGTGCACCGATTGGTGCAAACATTTCGGCCTTTGGGGCAGTCAGGAAAGTCAACCCTCCGTAGGGTGACTTGTAGCACCATGGGTGGCGCCACACCAGCGCACCTGCAGTAAATACCACAGGTGTTGCCAGCGAAGATATTTCCCCCCTGGGCTTTCCATCCTTCTGGGTGGACGGCAGGATCCGTGTAAATTGGGCGACGTAGTCCGCTGCAAGCACTGGGAGTTGCTCTTTACGAGCTATCCCCTCCCAGGAGGACAGCAAGGGTTCCACAGGAACCACGATGTTGGTGGTCCACAAGTCCACCTTCGCTTTGGTCAATTTCTTAACCACAACCTCCTGAAAGAGGGGAAGAGATCACCAAAACCACCCATAGGATGGTCAGAACAGAACAAAATAAAATAAAATATGTTCAAAATAAAATGTGAGGCGCTATCCTCAACTTCGAATGTTTTCTAGGGCGCTATCCCTAGATTCACAAATTTTCCACAGGCGCTATCCTGTGGTTCATAAAATTGCTGGGCGCTATCCCAGACATCAATTAAAATAGAAATTGCAGTACAAATTTTGAAACAGACAAGACAAGTTCAATAACGAAAATTGCTTGTGATTTCGGAAGAATAAAGTTCAACAATTCACTTTTTC